GGTGCCCGCTCTCCTGTGCGACCTCCAAGGCGCCTTGTACCGCCTCCTGACCCTTGCTGATGAGGTTGTATAACTCCCCTCGTGTATATTCATAGTCTTCTGTGCGGTCATCCTTATCACCATGCTTCTTCAAAACAGGTTTTTCTTCTTCAACAACTTCGGCACTAATGTTAAGAAGTTCTTCCATGTTCTCTTCTAAACTCATAAGAATGTCATCCCTTCATTAAATCCAAAATCATCATCTGCTGTTACCAAGAGATCATCAGCAGCATCAACTTGTCCATCATTGTTTTTATCGGTAAGTGCTTTTGGTGTATAAGACAACTCAACATGTCTCTTATTAACTTCAAGATCACCAATAGTCTCAATGATACGTGCCTTGCGAATAACATCTGCCTTACTGTAAGGACCGTAGATGTAAGATTTTGCAGTAAAGTTTAAAGTATACGTGATACTTCTTCTTGTTGAAAAGTCATCTTCCCAATCATCCTCAAAATTTACACTATTAAGTACAACTGCTACATCTCTAGTTTCATCCATATCTGGAATAAACTTGATACTAATATTAAATGATGGTTGAAAGAATGGTAAAATTTGTTCTAAAATTTGAAGTCCATCATCTTGAGATTTTGCAATGATACCCAATTCAAACGAGATATTATATGGCACAGGAACATATTGAGTTCTAACTTCCTGTCCATTACCATCAATTGTTGTTTTATACTTTTGTGTTGGCGTTGTTTTTCTTGCAGAATCATAATCAATACCAGTCATCTCAAAGTAAATGCGTGGAAGAGTAATTGCTACTTTTCTTCCATCTTTTGCATTCCCTTCAAGCCTGTAAATGAACTTTTGTTTTGGTCCATATGCAAGAGGAACTTTTTCTACCTCAACAGTAGATCCTTCAATGGTTTTTTTTAATTCAATATTATTGAATAAAGTACCAAATGCAATAACAGTTTTTCTAACTGCTTCGTTGTAAAATTGTGTTCCTAACATTAAAAGCTACCTGTAATATTTCCAAATTCACCAAATGGATTTTTTTCTGCCCAATCAATAATATCATCTGCACCATCTTCAATCGCAGTATTTTGATCAAAATCAGTACTCTCGTTATTAATAGTTGAGAATGATCCTAACATATATATCGCGTTTGATTCTACCCCACGTATAATATCATTATCTATGAAGTTACCAGATCGGTTCATAATTTCAAGTTCATATGTTACTCCGTTCCAATCAGCAACCTCTGCAATTGTTCCACTATTCAAATCATACATAATTGATACAGCACCACTAGTTTGAGTTTCTGTATATGCATTAATAATGTACTTTAGATTTACTGAGTCGTAATAGAAATACCCTGGAACAGTAGTTGGGTTAGTTCCATTATATGTGTAAACATATGAAATTCGTGCGTCTTCAAATTTCCAATAGAAATATTTTTTCTGAGTGGTTGTGGCAAACAAAGGATCAAAATTACCTAAAGCAGTAACTTGTATTACTTTATTAGATGATGTCCAATTTCTTGGAGCTCCCTGTGGAATAAATCCACCAATAACAACATGCTCATCATTGATAAAGTCAATTGCTTCTGGAGGAGCAGCAATAGTAATTGTTGGGGGAGTTGTATATCCAGATCCTGGATTGACAACAACCAATGAAATTACTTTTCCATCAGAAACCTTTGATTCAATAATTCCACCAAATCCATTACCAGTTACAGTGACTGTTGGTGAAGCATTGTATCCTGTTCCTTGAACATCCACAGATGCCAAACTAATTTGACCACCTACATTGATAGTTGCAGTTCCTGTTGCTTGCTGTCTACTTGTTGGACTAAGATATAGAGTTGTAATATTACTGAAATCTCTTTCAATATTATCAATCTCATCAATACCTGTATCAAACTTATCTGCGCCTTGCTCGTAAATTTCGGCGGTTAAAGTATAAAAATACTGTTTTCCTAATTGGAAAAATGGTGCTTCTCGTTCTACGTATTTAATTTCATAGATATCGTCTGTCAATGGAAAATACAAAAGATCACCTTCATTTGGTCTTGAGTCAACCGTTAAATTCAACGCTGGATTTGCAGACTGTTCCCATCTTCTACGAGAGACAACAAAGGTAATTTCGTCGGTAATTCTCAAACCAAACTTACTAACGAATTCCGATCCATCTCCAAATCCCTCTACATTAATCAACATCATTTCAATCATATAACTTTGATTGAATTCTGATTGAATAACTTCACCCAAAGTTTTATCCTTCAAATGAACTCTTGGAATATAAAATACATCACAACCAAACAACTTAATCTGTTCATCAACTAAATCCTGAACAAGATTTTGTTCTGTAACATTACCGCCAAATTGAGGAAAATATACTTTTTTCATCCGATCATATCCATTGGAGGTAATTCATAAGTATTACTTGATGCTGCCATTAATACTTCAATTTCTACAATTGCATCCTCATACAGTTGTCTTCCGTTCATGCTAACTCCGCCTGGGAGTTGAATACCATTAAACTTAATTAAATTCTGTCCCCACTGTTTCTTGATTAAAGCAGTGGCATATTTTTTAATAAATGGATCGTTATAAACTTGAGTATATGTATTTGGATCTAGTGCTCTATAGCAATCAATAATGATATAAATGTTTTCATCTAGCATATCTTTTCCAACATCTAGATATAATCTATCCTGACGTTGATTAAATCTAAACTCAACAAAAGATCCATTATTCAATACCATATCAATAGTTTCCATCCACTGCTTAACCATAAAATAGTTGAGCATATCAAGAGATCCCACAGAATATAAATCATTTAAAAAAATCTGATATTCAATACCAAAAAGATTATTTCTGATTGCATTACTTGCTAAACCAAAAACCTTTGAAATTCCCATTACGTGAGATGGGATGTTGATATACCTATCACGCTCTTCCCAAACGTCACCATTAACAGTAATGAGTTGCTTTTGATTTTCAAACTTTGTTTCATCTGCAGCAGTAAATTGATGCTTTAGATACATGCGCTCAACGCCATCATAATGACGCTCACGATAGTATTGAAGAGCATCATCAATTGCATCTTCAATCTGATCGTCATCCACGTTGATTTCCAGAACTGGGAACCCCAATTGTCTTAAACAATAGTTCCTTAGCTCGGACCTACTGGCAGGTTGAGCCATACAATATACCTACAGTTTTTCTATTGGTATTTATTATCTTAAGTTGGCCTTGAATAAAATGTTTAAACACGATCTGTGGGTATGTTTATTAGCAGTGGTTCCAGAATGACGCCAATGTGATGGAAATATACAAGCAGTTCCAGCAACATGGGGGACTAAAATTTCTTCACAATCTTGATATGGTTTTGTACTATCTTTTGGTTTGTAGACAATAGTACCTTTTCCAGGATTGTCATTTAAATAGTAAATAATACTCCAATGATTTAATTCCTTTATGTCTGTATGTTCAACACCAATAGAACTATCATGATAATAATTCCAAAAATATCTAACTACTGATATAGAATCAAATGCTTGAGTTGAACAATGTCCTCTTGTAGTAATACATCTATCTAAAACGAGTCCATGAATCATATCTGCATAAAAATTTAAATCATCCATAGTTGGATCTTTAAAATCATCATCATATCTTACAAATTCACTTTCAACTCTTATTGAATTGCTTTCTATATTTCTGTACGAACAAATGATCATTCCTGCATCACAACCACCATGAGTCATTTGAAATACTTCAATTGGTAAATTATCTGTTACAACACACCATCTTGGATGACTCATTAATCTACTATGCAATTTTTGATTAATGTCAAGTGGAAGAATATTTTGGAAAATTGTGATGCTGTTTGGGTCAAAATAATTATTCATTTAATGTTTCTCCAATAAAATTTTCTCCATTTATTCCATTCTTAATTATGTTATAATCAAAATCGGTAAAAAATCTAAATGATGTAATGTCATCGGGACAAAACTGATTTGCTCTTTTTTGAATATCAATCCAATATGGAGTTTTGTATTTTGATCCTTTTTTATAATGAAAAGCAATGACTCTCAAGTAATCTAAAATTAAATTTGTGTACCTCGTATTTAAAGAATCTATCTTTTTTTGATCCCCTATATTACCTAGATATTCTGCGATCATATCTGAGAATACACAATAATAATGAGTTGAAAAAGCTTGTAATGGTTCAAAGAAAAATAAAGCATTTCCAATCAATGCTTGTCTCTTTGAAACAATCAATTTTTCCGAATATCTAGGGTTCCATTTTAAATATGATTCTACTCTTCCTTCAAATTTTTTAAGTATTGATTCCTCGTTGGAAAATTTTCTATTAAACAAATACCCACACCTGGATTTATTAGATTCTGGATATGGCAACTCAAATTGCCATCCATCTTCTGTGGCTCTATGTACCGTTGAAGTATATGCAGTATGTGGATATTCTGTAAAAGTAACTCCAGAATTTACAGTTTCAAATGGAGATGAAATATAAGTTGTTAAATTTTCAGACCACCCTGATGCATGAACTACAGCATCAAACTTACTTCCATTAATATAAACACCACCATCATCTTCAAAAACTTTATCAACTTTTTGGTCTATAAATTTACAATTAAAATTTTTTGAATAATGTTCAACCAAAAATTTGTTAAAATCTCTAGTATAAAAATGAAAAGCTAGATCATTGCTCCCAAATGGATGATCAAATTTTTCGGAATCTCCCCATCCAAAAAATCTTACACCAGTTTTATATGACGCAATATTTTTTTTAATTAATTGATATATGAAAAGATTAACAGATGTTAGTTGCTTTTGAACTGTCGGTACAGTGGATTCTCCGACCCCCAATTCCTTTGTCTCACTATCATGAAATATTGTTATGTTTGCTCCAGATCTAATTAATGATGGAATCATCAAAAGAGAAGCTGTTCCCTTTCCAATGATTGCAACATCACCAGTAAAATATGTTATCTTTGTTGTGAACTGTTCAAATAGTTCTCTAGTCTTTTCTTCATTTAACATGTTGAATAATAAAAAAAATTACAAAATAGGATAATTATCCTCCAACTCCATACCAAGCAATATGACCACAACTGTATGCTCCGCCAGACGCAGTTTTTGTTCCAGCTGCATTATGGTTAAATGTATACGTGCTATCGCCTCCAGAAGTACAATCACAACTATTTAGATATGCTCCATCACCGTCGTGGCGATATCCATCAACTCTAAATGCTACAGTAAAATTAGAAGTGATTGAACTGAAATCAAAGTTCCAGCATTGAGTTTGAGTATCAATTCTTCCTCCTCCATTATGACCCATTGTGGTATCTGTCTGTGAATATCCACTTTGGCCCATTCCTACCCAATTACCACTATTAATTCTATAATAAAGAGGGATGTGATGACCACCCCATGTCCCCGCATCATTTCTTTGTGGCAAATACATCCAAAAAACACCATTAGATTTTGCTGGACACTGCCAGTCTGGTGTTGTCATCAATGTTACTGCAGATGCACCAATACTAACACCAGCAGTATTAATATGCGAGTACATAAATGGTGCGGAACTTTGTGTTCCAGATGGATAAATGATTCCACTTCCTGTTAAGGTTACTGGCATTTTTTATTCTCCTTATCAGGATTTAGGATATGTATCTTTAACTTCTTTAATCAAATTAAAGAACGTTCCAGAAGAATCAAGAGTTCCAGATGAGATATCATGATATAAAGCATCTAGTTGTTCTGCTAATAATGGATATTCAGCCTGTCTCCTTAATTTGTAAACAGCAGTTTCTGAATATTCATCAAACATCAATTTCCATTGAGCGTAAATTTCTTCGTTTGATGGTGGAGTATATGGAATTGCATCGTATGGAGGGGTGTCCATCATAGCTGGTCTATATTCAAAAGACTCTGGACCATCATGTGCTGGTTCTTCGGGAAAATTATCTCTTCCAGCATCAGTTGCAAATGATCCAATAAAATTTGGATCTACAACTAAAGCAGCATCAATTAACGAAGGTGGAACAAAACCAACTCTTACATGTAAATTGATAATTTCATCGCTACTTCTAAGTCCCATTTTTTTAATCTCTTATAGAACAGTTTATTTTTATATTTATATAATTATGCTGTATGTTGACCGTATCCCATAACAATAATTTGTTTCCAAACTGAAACGTTTTGATTATTAGCATCATAAGTTGTATTGTTATCTCCACCACCGATTCCAGTGGATGTATTTACAGCTCCATCAGCATTGTAATAACGATGTAAAGTTCTTAAATTTAAGGTAAAATTATTATCAACACTTGAAAAATCCATCACACAAAAATCTGTATGACATGTGATTGGTTGGTTACCTGTCATCATTCTGGATACAAAACCACTTCTACCAACACTAGTCCAACCACCATCATTAAGAGAATACTGAAGATCTTCATAATGCCCACCCCACTCATTTGAATCTCCTCTTAATGGAGTATTAGTGTAAATAAAAACTTTTGCTCTTGGCGGCAAATTCATATTACCTGTAGTTTGACCAACCACCCAATTAGTTCCAAAGTTGACACCTGTTGATGATGAAAATCTATAGTGAAACCACCCGCTTGTTTGTAGTGGTTGATTGGAAGAAAGTCCACTACCATTACCAAATTCAATTCCATCTGCTCTTAAAATACTCATGGGTATTGCCATCCTTGTATAGTTAAATAGTGAACCCATGGGGCTGTTGCTCCATGGTATGCTGTGCTATCTGCGTTGGAATACCCATGAGAACTTCCAGTATTGGCAGAGCCATCATGGGTTCTATGATCATATCTTACTTTAAATGTAAAATCTGATGTCATTCCTTTAAAGTCAAAGGCATTTATCCAATCACAACCACTAATCATAGCTTTACCAGTTCCCATTGCTCCTCTGCAATAACCATAATCTCCGCAGAAAATCCAACCACTATTATTTACATCATAGTACATACGACTATAACCGCCACCCCAACTAGTACTATCATTTCTAATTGGATAGTGAAAGTGAACAAGAAGTTCTGATTTTTTTGGAACTGTAAAAGCGGCAGGACTAAATCCTTGAGTCCAACTAGTGCTAAGTTGATAATTTGTATTTGAAGAAGCCCTGAAGAAAAATGGTTTTGCCATTGATCTTCTATTTCCACCATCTGTAAATGTGATGCCATCGGCACCCATTGTTGTACTTAATGGCATCGTTTATTCTCCTCTTAGTTGATCAATTTCTTTCTTGAGATCTTTTACTGCTTCAATTAGAACAGCAACAAGATTTTGATATGCAACAGACTTGATACCATCTGTTTCATCAACAACACATGGAACAACAGACTCAACTTCTTCAGCGACAACAC